GAGGAATGGGTAATCATAGGAGCAGCAACGGAGCCAGTGATCTCCTGCCGCAATTCTGTTGGAGTCGGCGTCTCCAGTTACGGTGTTACTTGGAGAGAGGACTAGAGAGCTAGAGGACTAGAGAGCTAGAGAGCTAGAGAGCTAGAGAGCTAGAGAGCTAGAGGACTAATCATTGTCTTTACGCCACACGTTTACTCCAAGAAGGCTCAACCGTGGGTACTCCCATTCTCTTGTTCCACCACAGGCAATTACGCTCTCTGTTGATTCTGGCTCTTACGTCTTGACAGGAGTAAGTGCAGATCTAGAGTACCACTCTGCTGTCCTAGCAGGTATTGGTTCTTATGCTCTATCAGGACAGACCGCCAACCTTTTATATAATCCTGCAGTTATTGCTGATGTCGGCTCTTATCTCATCACTGGAGTAGACGCCTTACTTGAGCATCATCAATTATTAGCGGCAGATGCAGGCTCTTATATACTGACAGGAACCGACGCTGATCTAAACAAGGGTGTTGTACTAGCACTAGATGCAGGATCTTACACTTTAACAGGAACGGATGTTGACTTCAGCTTTTCCTTGTCTGTCACCTCTGGCTCTTACCTCCTCACTGGCGTAGATGCTCTTCTAGAACATCACCAACTACTGGCAGTTGATTCTGGCTCCTACATACTGACGGGCACAGCTGCTGATCTGGTGAGCGGTTTTACCTTAGTTGTAGATTCTGGCTCTTATATCTTAACAGGAGTTGCTGCTGATCTAGAGTATCATAGTGCTGTTCTTGCTGGAGTAGGAGCTTACACCATCTCTGGGATAGATGCTCTTCTAGAATACCACCAGTTGCTGGCTGTGGATTCTGGCTCTTACGTTCTAACAGGAACAGACATAGTCATATTAGTAGGCTTATCTCTGGCTGCCGGGTCTGGCTCTTACTCTTTATCTGGGACCGACGCTGGTCTTCTAATAGACTATGTAATGAATGCAGATATAGGCTCTTACATACTGAGTGGGGTAGATGCAGGTCTTCTCTACGATCCAGTCTTGTCTGTAGACTCAGGATCTTATATTCTAACGGGCTCAACGCTCGCAACAAATCTCTCCATGCCAGCTAATGCTGGATCATATGTGTTGACAGGCCAAGATGCTGGAACTCTGGCATCTCTTAATGTAGTTGCTGGGGCTGGATCTTACGTGTTAACTGGGATTGACGCTGACCTTGTTGTTAGCATTATAGCTAATATTGTATTCTCGGGAGATTTTATTATAACTCAAGTGGAAGGTGAGGATTTCACGATCACTCAAATAGAGCCTAGCGACTTTAATTTCTAATGAAATTCTAATGAATGAAATTCTAACGAATGAAATTCTAATGAAGTAGGGGATAATGAGCCATCCAAAAATATTAGGGGATACTGGGACAGCCTATAGAGCTACTATTAAAGATCAAGATGGTGTAGTAGTTGATGTCTCTGGTGCTACTACTAAAGAGATCATATTTAGGAGCCCCGCTGGAGTTTTGCTAACAAAGACAGCTACTCTGTTCACTGATGGAACTGACGGAATAATTCAGTACAAGACGCTAGCAGGCGAAATTAATGAAGTAGGAACGTGGGAGTGGGAGCCTCATGTTATTATCACCGCTGGCAATGAGTGGACTGGAGATCCTAGAGAATTCGTAGTGAAGGATAAGTTGGTGGCTGCGTAACGTAAGGAAGATCATGACCGTACAAGTAGGTAAGTTAGGTATAGGTGAGATAAAGAGAAGAATGCCTATCTATGCTACTGCGCCTGAAATATGGTGTCGTGAGGTTGTAGGCTACGAGCCTGACTCCCAACAGGAACCTATCATTGCCAACTATATCAAGAACAAGTTCACGGCTGTCAAGTCGGGTCACGGAGTAGGAAAGACTGCCAGCGCATCTATTATAGGCCTCCATTTCATCAGCACACGCCCCTGGGCTCTAGTACCCTGCACAGCTCCCACGCGCCGTCAGCTCCGCTCAATCCTCTGGAAGGAGTTTACGAAGTGGACGCGTCACTCCGACTATCTAACCTCTATCCTAGACATTCTAGGAGAGAAGATAGTGGTGAAGGGCCACGAGAAGGAATGGTATATAGAAGCTGTTACATCACGCGCTAGAAGTCGTGATGACTCGAATGTGGGATTGCAGGGATTTCACGGAGATCCTAAAGAAGGTGGGGGTATCCTCTACCTTGTTGATGAGGCATCAGGGGTACCTGAGGCTTCGATGACTGCCGTCGAGGGTGCACTTACTGAACGCCTTGCTTATGCTCTCATCATAGGCAATCCCACTCATCTCTCTGGCACATTCTATAATGCGTTTCATAAGGACACAGACTTGTGGAAAACGCACACTTTGAGTTGTGAGAACAGTGCTGTGGTTGCTGAGTCTTACCCCTTGAGGATGGCGAAAAAATATGGCCGCGACTCCGATATTTATAGAATCAAGGTTCTGGGTCAGTTCCCTAGGAAGGAATCTGAAGGTCTCGTACCTCTAGTGTTTATCTCAAGAGCGCATACCGTAGATCCTCCTATACTTACAGAAGAAGATAAACATAAGAGGATGTACCAGGTATGCGGTGGCCTTGATGTTGCCCTCTCTGGTCGTAATAGTACGGTCCTTTATTTAAGGAGAGGGAATGACGTCTTCTTTAAGAAGCGCTGTGAGGAGGAGAAAGAAGAGCTGATCGCAGAGTGGGTAGCTGGTTACATGAATCACTTTAACGTGCGCGACTTAGTAATAGATTGTGTAGGGCCTGGATCTGGAGTTAACTCTCATCTACGTAAGATGGGCTATCAGTCTCGTATCACAGTGTTCAAGAGTGGTTACGAGCCTCACAAACATAGTATTCTTAAGATGGGTAACGAGGACTTGGAATTTTTTAATCTACGCGCCCAGGCATACTGGCATGTACGTGACATCTTCTATCGCGAGATGATTATCTTAAGCTATGATGACGAGGACGAGAACCTCCGCGAACAGCTAACAAGCATTAGGGTTATTCCTTCAAGGGATGCCAGCAAAATTCAAATAGAGTCCAAAAGGGATATGGCCTCTAGAGGAATGGAGTCTCCTGATGATGCTGATGGTCTCATGTTGTGTCTATCATCTCAGCTATCTAATCCTTCTACCATACCAATGGGAGCGGCGAGAATGAACCCTATAAAGGGAAATTCTATTCTCACTCCGCCTAGGTCAGAGCTTCCTCTCCCAAATAATCCTTTAAGTATGATGAGAACTAGTCCCTGGAGTACTCTCAGGGGTGATACTAGCGTGCCCTCAACAGGCGGCTTTAGATTCAGCAGCCGTAAGTTTATGAAGTAGGGAGTAAAAATGGCTATAGTTGATGCTAGCGGGAAAGAAATAACAAGTGTAGCGAAGGGGCGCACTCCATCTCACTTTACTCAGAAAGCTGTTCTAGGGGTACGTAGAACTGGAGGGTGGATTCTTCAAGATCCTCTAGTCCAACTTCAAGCTGATCGTGGCATTAGAGAGTACATGGAAATGTCTCTCAACGACGCCACTATCAAGGGTGTCCTCTTTGCTATTGAACAAGTCGTGCGCCAGGTAGGATGGGATGCTCAAGGAGTGGGTGACTCAGATCCTATGGATCGTAAATCTAAGGACTTCCTTAGAAGCTCAATGAATGATATGTCTATCTCTTGGGATGACTTCATCATTGACTCTCTAACCTTCTTACCTTATGGCTGGTCCGTTTTTGAGGAGGTCTACAAATTACGTCGAGGGCGCACCAATAATAAGAAGACAAACAGCCAATTCTCTGATGGTAGAGTAGGTTGGCAGAAGTTTCACTTCATTCATCAGTCTACCTGGGATAGATGGATATTTGATGAGGAAGGTGACGGTGGAGTTCGTGCTTTCGTACAGCGTGATCCTAACTCTTTTGCTGCTAGACCTCCCATCTCTATGCACAAGTTAGTGCTGTTCAGGACGAAGCATGCAGGAGGCAACCCTGAAGGTGAAAGCATCATGCGTGGGGCTTGGAGATCCTGGAAGTTCAAGAAGCTCTTTGAGGAAATAGAAGGCATAGGTGTGGAGAGGGATCTGGCAGGCCTCCCAATGCTAACTCCACCACCCAACTTTGACTGGGAAGATCCTGAGAACGCTAACACAATAGCGTGGGCTCGTGAGTTCATCACTCATGTCAGGCGTGATGAGTACGAGGGTATCATCCTCCCCAACCCAGATTGGAAGTTTGAGCTAACTACTGGCGGAAAGCGTAACTTCGAT